CCAGACTAGGATTTACAGAGTTTGGACTAGCAATGCCAGATGAGTTGAAAGACTATGAGAATCCGATACAAAGCTATCGGGACTACTATCATCTAGACAAAGCTACGTTCGCAGCATGGTCTCACAGAGACAAGCCTCACTGGTGGAATGAAGATTACGCCGACTATGAGGAAAGGATTACAGCAAAATGACAGAACTAGTTAAGTACGAAGTCAATGGTATGTCTATGGTATTCCCAGCAGACATAACAGAAGAAGAACTACATAAAGCAATACAAAAAAGATTAAATAATCTTTATTTTAGTAAAAGACCTATAGTAGTTAGAAAAAGTAATGGGGATGAGTATAAATTATTAAATGGAGTACGGATGCATGGACAAAGACATTAATGAACTCTTTGGAATAAACAAAGAGCCTATGACAACATTATCTCATAGAGAGATGATTAGACAAAATCTAAATAAACAAAGAGAGTCTTTAGTAGCAGAAATAAGTTTATTACAAGGTCAGTTAGATGATAAGAAAGAATATCTTGCCAAAATTGATGGCGGGATAGATGTATTAGATGAACTATCTAAATGATTACAATAATAGACAATTTTTTACCTAATCCTGATGAAGTGCGTGCTAATGCACTTGATAGATTATTCTTTTGGGGAAATATTAAAAAAGTAAGTTATCCAGGGATGCGTACTAAATATTCTACACAAGACCAAGAGCTTAGAATTAGAGTAATAAATCTAGTTGAAAAAGCAATAAACAAAAAAGTATGGGTTTCTAGTACTACATCAGGAAGTCATGCTTTTACTATGGGGTTTGAAGNCTCAGAAAAACTCAACTGGGTACACCATGATNTTGCTAACAGAGTACAAAAACAACAANAAGCAATTGGAGGAAAAGCATGGGCAGGTGTATTATACTTAACTCCCAANCCTCCTAAACACTCTGGAACAGCATTATTTGAAGTTGATAACGAAATANNCTCANAAGAAGTAAAANTGTTATCATCATCAAAAGAAATGCTAGATAACATATATGAGAGTGCGCATACAATAGTAGATAATAGATATAATAGATTAGTATTGTATCCAGCAAACTATTGGCACGCTCCGATGAAAAGTGGTTTTGGTACTAAAAAGAAAAACGCAAGACTAATTATGAACTTATTTATGGTAGTGTCAGATGACTGATTATACAGATAACAGATTTAACGAAAAGGAAGCAATAAAGTTGCTTTCTGACTATATTGATTCCACATATGGAAAGCACTATAGTATGAATAAAATACAATCAACTGAGTTTATATTTGATGCAGGACATGGAGATGGCTTCTGTCTAGGAAATATAATTAAATATGCTCAGAGATTTGGAAAGAAAGAAGGACGAAATCTTGATGATTTACTCAAGATTTTACATTATGCAATAATTTTACTAGGGGTAGAAATTGAGAACAAAGAAACACGAAAATCTTACACAAGCAAATATAACCAAGGTAATTGAGTTATTAAACCCTACTGATGGTAGTAAGCCAATCACCAAGAAAGAAGCATGTGGTATACTAAACATAGCTTACAACACAACAAGATTAGGCAACATTATTACAGACCATCTAGAAACGATGGAGTTCCGTGCAAAAAGAAAAGCACAGAACAAAGGTAAGGCTGCAACAGCAGCAGAAATAAAAGATACAATAAAAAGATATCTTGAAGGAGACAATGTAAGTGATATTGCGAAAGCATTATACAGGTCTCCAGCATTTGTCAAAGGTATTATCGATAGAATCGGAGTACCACAAAAATTAGCAATGACCGACTATGAAGGTAGAAGAGAAGCTATGCTGCCAGAACAATGCGTAGCAGAGGAGTTCCAAGTTGGTGAAAAGATTTGGGCAATAAAACAGAACTATCCAGCGTTAGTGCAAAGAGAGCTTCAGCCCGAAAAAGCAGAGGAGCGAGGCTACAAGCTATATCTAGTATATACAATTGAAGCACAACAAGAGGACTTAGAAAAAACGTACTTCCCACACTTAAGTTTTGCAGGTAAGAACCATGCATTAGCAGCTTATGATATGGGCAGTCTAAGACATTTACAAGAGTATATGTAAAAGGAAAAACAAATGGATGCAATTCAATGGCTTATTGCATTTTATCTCGCAGCTTGGGCATTGATGTTTTTAAGAACATTCCCAGCAAGTATGAGAACAATAAAAGAAGTAGCACCTAACTCAATAGTATATAAGTACCGAGTTATTGGTGGAATTGCGTATGCGCTAATGTTATTTATAGCGTGTATACCATTGTTTAAAATATTGATTGATGATGATGCTAAAGAAAGATTTATTATATCTTTTACAGCAGGGATTTTAGGAGATAAAAATGCATAGAGGAAACCCATATTATGAAGCATTGATAGCTAAATATCAAGCTGAAATATTAGAAGCAAAGGCAGTACTAAAAACATATTTTACCAACTCAGTTGGTATAGGAGAACATTCAGACTTAATTGAAGAGTTTGATAAACAATTAGGCAAACTTGCCGAAGCACAAGATAAATTAAGCTCTCTTAAGGATTTAATCAAAAATGCATGATATACAACAGTGTACTCAAAAACTAATAGCATTATTAGATGCTGTCGAAAGAATAGATAGATTTAATAAAGAAACATTGCCTTATAAACTAGATAATGCAAAAGAATTGGCTAGAGAATTAAAACAAGAATATAAGGTGAATAAAATTGATATTAACAACAACAAATAATAAGACCATTGGTGTCACAAGAAATCCATATGAGAGAGTAGTATCTCTATATATGCTAAGTTTAGATTACATTGGTTTAGATAAATGGATTGATAAGCATAAACCAATAATGCAAACAGAACAATTTGCAAGCTGCGATTACTTAATAAGATTTGAAAACTGGGAACAGGAACTATTAGATTTAGAAGTAGAAGTGATAGATAAATCAGAAGTAGAGAAGTCAATAGAAATGTACGATTGGAAAGGATGGTATACATTAAATACTCGTAGTCATGTTGCTGAGCTGTATCACAATGATATTATTACCTACGGGTATAGCTATTAAAAAATAGTTCTTGACTCATGCCCAAACTTCTTGTATAATATATTTATATTAAGGAAATAAGCAATGAGTGACAGGTTTTACCAACAAATGCTAGATACCACAGGTTGGTGTCCAGGGTATCGTAATACTCATACTCTTGCCGAATACACTAAAAACTACACATTAAAAAGGAAAAGAACTATGGCGTGGACAGACGAAGCTAAAGCTCAGGCAGTAGAGATGTATACTGCAGAAGAACCAACTCCAGAAAACAGTATGGAAGTTGTTAAGATGATTGCTGAAGAATTAGGCGAGAGCCCAAATGGTGTCAGAATGATTCTTACTAAAGCAGGAGTATATGTAAAGAAAACTCCAGCTGTTAAGTCAAGCAGTGGTGGAACTGGTGGTGGCAGAGTAAATGTTGCCGCAGCTCAAGACGAACTGACTAAAGCGATTAGTGACATGGGCGAAGAAGCCGATGCAGCTATCATAAGCAAGCTCACAGGGAAAGCTGCTATGTATTTCGCTACTCTAATTAATAAACTAAACGATTAATTACCCCTGAAAACATGGGGAGGGCAACCTCCCTGTGTATTTTTGTACCTTTAATAAAGACCTTGTAACATATAACCATTGATGGGACGCTAATAGATATTAACCACCCACAAGGAACAGATGAAGAAAGATGACTTTATTAAAAAAGTTACCACTGCAGGCGATGCAATAGTAACATATCGAAGTCAAAATAGTCGCAGATTGAAATATAATGTTTGCACTATGGATTTTGATAATAAGTATATACAATCAAAAAAGAATCGAGCAAAACCTAGTCAAAAACAAGTTCTATTGTTTTGCTGGGATACCGACTCTTACAGACTGTTAGCTCCAGATAATGTGACTTCTATCGTGCCTTTAGCAAAGATACTGAGAAATGATAGAACTACATGAAGCCCCAGCAGTGTATGAAAAATGTATACACTATAACGAAGAAAAAAGTGAGAAAGTATATGTAATGGTAAATACTTTTCGTGAAACGGAATATTTACACATACGAAAATACTATCAAGACTTTGATGAAACATGGAAGCCTACAAGGGATGGCATTGCGCTACCTATAGATTTCGATAATACTAGAGAGCTTTTTGATTCATTAGTGGAGATTCTTTCTATATCCGAAGTCAAAGGAGTTTTAGAAACTCATTTTAAAGAAACAATAGATAAAATCTATCAACCTTAAAAATAGTTCTTGACAAAACCTCAAATATTCTGTATAATATACATATGAATAAAACAGAATACCTAGAGTTGTGTAATCAAAAGTACGCTGAGGGCAATCCAATATTGCCTGATGATGTGTATGATAGACTTGTAGAGAATACTGAACTTGAAAATAAAGTTGGGTATGATTCTAGTGAAGAAAGATTCCAACACCCCTTCCCAATGTATTCATTACAAAAAGTCTTTGTCGGAAAAGATAAAGAACCAGATTGGGATTCCAAAGAACCACACATAATGACTGCCAAGTTGGACGGTGCAGCCGTGTCTATAACTTATATAGATGGTGTACTGACACAGGCGTTGACTCGTGGAGATGGAAAAGCAGGGCTAGATATTACAGATAAAATTAAGACTTTAGTGCCAAATAAAATATGGAGCAAAGGACTGAAACAGATTACTGGAGAAGTTGTTGCACCAAAAGAAATACCAAATGCTAGAAATTATGCAAGTGGTGCTTTGAATCTAAAGGACTTAAAAGAGTTTGAATCTCGTGATATAACTTTTATAGCTTACGGAATCCAACCAGCAATATGTGCTAGTTGGACTGAAGATATGGCTATGATAAAAGACATGGGATTCTTAACTGTCACACATAGTGATTATAGCCAGTATCCTCAGGATGGTAAAGTTGTAAGGGTCGACTCTAATATATATTTTAAAACATTAGGCCACACTTCACACCACCCAAGAGGAGCCTTCGCTCTAAAAACTAGACAGGCAGGAGTAGTTACTCGATTACTTGATGTTGAATGGAATGTCGGTAAGTCTGGTGCTGTCTCACCTGTTGCAATCTTAGAGCCGTGTGTGATTGGCGAAGCTACTATTAGTAGAGCAACTCTACATAATATTGGTTACATAGAAGCGTTAAACCTAGAAATAGGTTGTAATGTAGAAGTTATTAGAAGTGGGGAAATAATACCTCGCGTTGTAAAAAGAGTATGAAGTATGCAAAAGAAGAGCTGGAAAACAGCAACAGGATATTTAAAAGTGCTACACCAAAACTTACCCTTGATTGGTATGTTAAGTGGACTGCTAGTGTTATCCTTCTTGCAGCTATGGTTATTAGGTCAACAGGAATATCGAACACTGTTGATACACTATTATCTTTCTTTGGGTGTTTAGGTTGGTTATTTGTTGCTTTTATCTGGAAAGATAGAGCCTTAATTATTCTAAATGCTATTGCTTGTTTTATATTATTAACAGGACTTTTAACTAAATTATTTACTGTCTAATGGCAGGAGGTATATACAACGAAACGTATTTTCGCAACTACCCTGAAGAAAAAGACAGGGATGGAATACTATATGGCATAGTACTGGTTAATATGAAAACATGGGAACGAGAAACTATAAAAGTCGGCATCGCAAAAGGAAGAACATTCAAAGACGCCGTTCGAAGGGGGCGTGGATTCACCAACTACGATATTCGGATTCAGCGTTTGTGGAGCGGGACGATATACGATTGTTGGAGATTCGAGCAGAAGCTACACAACCAGTTTCAGAAAGATAGACATAAAACACAACACAAGTTTGGTGGACACACGGAATGTTTCAGCATGGAGTCTAAAATATTAGAGGCATTTCCAAAAAAGAATGAAGAATATGATAGCAATAATTGAAAACTTTTATACTAAGGAAGAATGTGATTCACTCAGAAATCACCCTGATAATGAATGGATAGCCGCAAGTTCCAGAGGCTTAGATGGAAAAGTCACAACTGGTGGGTACAGAAATGCAGACATAACTTATCGTTTACCTATAAAAAGAAAGGAAGTCGCAGAAGCATTTAAAACTTTCAATAAACAACATTATAACTTACACTTGAATGGACACATTGAAGCAGCTATCAATAGATATGGAGTTGGACAATATTTTAAATTACACTATGATATGATATTGGACGATACTTTATATGACAAGAAAAGAGAATGTAGAAAAATCTCTGCAGCTATTCAGCTGTCAGACCCCAGCGAGTACGAAGGTGGTAGACTAATTGTAAAAGGATATTCAACACCTGTTGGACAAGGAACAATGATTTTATTCCACTCGCTATCATCACACGAAGTCACCCCAATTACAAAAGGAATGAGATACAGTCAAAATATATTTGCCTACGGAAAGTTTGAATTATGAAGTTTATAGGAATTAGTGAAGGCTTTCATGATGCAGCGATAGCTGTGGTAGATGAGTATAATCAATTACAATTTGCAACCCAAGCCGAAAGATATACAAGAGTTAAAAATGATAGATGGTTGCCCGATAACTTGGTACAAAAAGAGAAAGGAGACCAAGTTATTTATTATGAAAACACAGAGTTTAAAAAAGCAAGACGAGAGCATTATGGTCAGTCTCGAATCGAGCTAAAAAGAGATTACGATATTAAAACAATCTTTCATCACGAAAGTCACATGGCGGCAGGTTATTATACTGCTCCATTTACTGAGGATGTTGTATGTGTAGTTATAGACGCAGTAGGCGAGTATGACACAGCAACTATATGGAAAGATGGAAAAAAGATATGGAGTAAACAATACCCTTGGTCTTTGGGAATGTTTTATAGTGCTATTACGAAAAGAATAGGACTAAAACCAAACGAAGATGAGTATATAACAATGGGTATGGCGGCATANGGTGATGCAGAAATAGATATGTCAGAAGAAGTACAGTCTGATTGTAGTCATGGATTTCCTTTAACAAAATGGTTTTGGAAACACCCATACGATATAGCCGCAAGTGCGCAGTATACAATAGAACAAGAAATACTAAAAATTATGCGTGAAGCAAGAAAGCATGGCTCTAAGCTAGTATATGGTGGTGGAGTTGCCTTAAACTGTGTAGCAAATAGTAAGATTCGTCCTATGTTTGATGATATGTGGATATTTCCTAATCCAGGCGATGCAGGAAGCGCGCTTGGTTGTATATTAGCACACACAAAGAAACGATTAGATTATCCTCACACTTTTTGGGGAGAAAACATTTTTAGAGACTTAGAGGTTAATAAAATAGTAAAGAAACTTGTATACAAAAGAGTATGTGGAGTAGCAAATGGACAAGCAGAGTTTGGTCCAAGAGCTTTAGGTAATAGGTCTTTACTAGCAGACGTTAGAACTGACGTAAAAGATACTGTAAATGATATAAAACGAAGACAAAAGTTTAGACCATTTGCACCAGCAATACTAGAGGAGTTCTATGACGAATACTTTGAAGGATATGCAAATGAATATATGCAGTTTGTATCTAAGGCAAAACACGACTACACTAGCGTAACTCATGTAGATGGAACAGCAAGAGTACAAGTAGTAAAGAATGATGGAAGTAATCTTAGAGAAATACTAGAATATTATTATGAAGTAACTAAAGTTCCTATGTTACTTAATACAAGTTTGAATATAAAAGGACAACCTATTGTGAACACTTGGGAAGATGCAAAACAATTTGAAACAAAATATGGAGTACATGTACTATGATATATTGGAATGGATGTAGTTTTGTTAGAGGAATGGAAGTTGGAAAGAAGAAGCATAAGTTTGCTTGGTCTGTTTCAGAAGAGTTTAATCAAGAGTGTATAAATCATGCAAAGGTTGGAGGAAGTAATGATAGAATATGGAGGACAACTATAAATGATGTGCCTCAGTTCTTTCAACCTGCCCTTGTAGTAATTATGTGGACTGGAATTAATAGAATGGAGTATTTAGAGTGGGCACCTGGATATAACCATGAGTTTATATGGAGAGCAGCTAATTGGGCAAACTTTAACTGGAATCCTAAAACTGGAGTTATAGATAAAAAGAAAAGTTGTATAACTAAAAATCCTGTACCAGGTGTTGTTAAGAAATCTTTACAGGATTATATGGTGAATGTAAGAAATATGCCATTTAATTTAATATATAACTTACATTATATGTATACAACTAATATTTACTTAAAGTCATTAGGAATTAATGTTTTGAATTATACTATGTCGAATACTCCCTATCTATATTTACCAGAGTACTTAGAACGTACATTTAGAGAGGGAGCAAACTTTGTATGGGAGACTCCCCAAATAGATAAAAAAGAATGGTTTAAAAGGTTACCTTTCCTAAAAGAAGAAGGTATGTATGATATGTGTAAAAAGGCGGGAGTACCCTTTGGAGAAAAAGACCATCCGTTAGAAGAAGGACATGCACTAATGCATGATAGAATAGTAAAGGATATAAGGAAACATGGATTTAATAAAGAGTTTAATTAAAAAGATTCAAGCAGTTTGGTTTCACTGGAAACATAGAAATGACTATGTAGAAGATACCCACATTTACGAGGACGATTAAAAAATTGATTCACGCTTATAAGTTAAGCATCCGAAAAAAAGTTCTTGACAGATGCTTAAACTTTTTGTATAATATATGTATATTTAGGAGAGAGAAGCTAAGTGAATGTGATTATAGCACCAACCAACTGCCCTTGTTGTGATAGTGAATTAGAATTGGTCAATGAGCAATTATTTTGCCGTAACCAATACTGTTCTGCACAATGGAGCAAGAAGTTGGAAAGCTTTGCTTCTACTCTTAAAATAAAAGGTCTTGGACCAGCGACTCTAGTTAAGTTGCAAGTCCAAGACTACCCAGAACTTTATGAACTTACTGTAGATGAAATACAGCAAAGATTAGGAAGTATTAAGTTAGCTGAGAAACTTTATGACGAATTGCAAAAGTCTAAAAGTAGTAAGTTGGTCGATATAATACCAGCTTTCTCAATACCACTTATTGGTCGGTCGGCTTCTCAAAAATTATGCGATAGAATATCTCACATCGAAGATATTAGCGAGAACAGTTGTACTGAGGCAGGTATCGGACCAAAAGCATCAGCTAGCTTATTACAGTGGTTAGACACTGAGTTTTATCCTAACAAATACATTGACAACCTTCCCTTCAATTGGAACAACAAGATTAAAGAAAAGAAAGAGGTCACAGGCGTCGTTTGTATATCAGGTAAGTTAAAAAGCTACCCAACAAAAGCACATGCTACCTTGGTATTAGAAAAGTCTGGGTATGTTGTAAAATCAAGTCTGACAAAAGACTGCACTCATCTTATAAATGAGAGTGGACTCGAATCAGCAAAAACAAAGACAGCTCGTGACCGAGGTGTTGTAATAATAACCAATTTAAAAAAATTAATAAAGGAAAATTAAAAATGGCATTACCAAAATGGACAGACGAAAGAACACAAGCTTTAGTGGACTTTGTCGGTGGAGAAACCCCTATATCTCAAGCAACTGTTGCTTCAGCAGCAGAAGAATTAGAAACTTCAGTAAGAAGTGTCTCTTCTAAGCTAAGAAAAATGGGACACGAAGTTGAATTAGCATCAGCTTCACAAAGCAAATCTTTTTCAGATGAGCAAGAAGCAACGTTACAAAACTTTGTAACAGATAACTCAGGTGGCTACACTTATGCAGAAATCGCTTCTAACTTTGAAGGTGGAGCATTTAGTGCAAAATCAATTCAAGGTAAAATCTTATCTATGCAGTTAACAGAACATGTTAAACCTGCACCTAAAGTTGAAACTGTAAAAACTTACAGCGAAGACGAAGAAAGCCAGTTCGTTTCATTAGTAAACGACGGAGCTTTTATTGAGGACATCGCAGAAGCTATGGGCAGAAGCGTAAACTCAATCAGAGGAAAAGCATTATCACTACTTAGAGCTGGTGAAATCAACGCTATTCCTAAGCAGAAAGAAACTAAAGGCTCAAGCAAAGCTGATCCTTTAGATGGTCTTAATATAGTAGATATGTCAGTAGAAGATATCGCATCTGAAATTGGCAAAACAGTAAGAGGTGTTAAAACTATGCTTACTAGAAGAGGTCTACAGTGCTCAGACTATAACGGAGCTGCTAAAAAAGAAATAGGCTAATACCTATTCATCTCAGGCGAGCTTCCCTTATGGGTTGCCTCGCCTTTTTTATAATTTAATCTTTGTTTTGGGAGAGACAATTTGACTTTAGAAAGTGCATTACTTAAGCAAATCATTGCTAATGGAGACTTTGAGACTTGGAACAGTCTTAAAGAGCATTACTTACCTGAGGGTGAGTACCGTAAGCTATGGAAAATCTTAGACAAGCACGTTCATAAGTATCAAGCACTCCCAACATTTGAAGATTTAAAACTCGAAGTTCGTTCAAGAGAACTTCAAGAAAAAGTCTATGCAATAGAAACTGTAGAAACAGACGTTCCTTCTATTATATTATTAGACTATCTAAAAAACCAGTTTACACAAAACGAAATATTATCCCGAATCGAAGACTATGTAGATAAACATATTGCTATTGGCGATGCTCGTGAAAACATTGACTTACTCCAAGAAATTGTAGTACAAGTCGAAGACCGAGTTGAAACCAGTGATGAAGCAGAAAGTATGGATTCTATAGAACTGTTCGATAATGCAGAGGATTTATCTAAGTTTTTGCCGCTCGGTCTCAATCAAGAATACGACCTGGACTACACATTCTCTCCCAAAGATTTGGTAGTTATTGGTGGTAATCGTGGTGGAGGTAAGTCATTTACTTGTTGTAATATTGCTACCGCTGCCCAAGCAAAAGGTAAATCTGTTTTGTATTTCACTATTGAAATGGACACAAGACAGATTCTACAAAGAATTGCCGCTATTTCCACAGGTGTGCCTACTAATCGTATAAAAACTAAGAATCTTGCTCCAATGGAGTGGGAGAAAGTTGCGACTTGGTGGGCAGACCGATTTGAAGGTGGAGATGAGTGTCTTAATGAGTACAAGGAACATCAAGATTTTGATAAGTTCCACTATCAACTTACTAGAAATAAGTTGGCAGAAAAGCCTCAAATAGATGTACATTATGACCCCTCCCTTACACTAGCTAAAATAATAAGTGTAGTGAGACAGAAACAAGCGCAATTACCTGACCTTGGAATAGTGATAGTAGATTACCTAAACCAGATTAGACGCCATAACGCACCAAACCGTTCAGGACAATACGATTGGACCGAGCAAATCGAGATCTCAAAAGGTCTCAAATCTCTCGCACAAGAGAGCAAAGTTCTAGTTCTCTCCGCTTTCCAGACTAATGAGAAAGGAGA